CCGCGATCTGCGAACAGGAATACGACGGCGGATTGAGCAAACGGCATATCGGCGACGCATTGTGGCCGTCGCGCCACTCCATCGAGAAGTTGCAGAAGCAGAAAGCCCGCGCCCCGCGTGAGTTCAATGCCCTATATCAGCAGCATCCGACCATCGAGGGCGGCAATATTGTGAAAAGGGATTGGTTCCGCACGATCTCGCTGGCAGAATTTCGGTCGCTGCGGTTCAACGAGCCGATACACTTCTACCTCGATACGGCCTATAACAAGAAGAAAAAGGGCCAAGACAACGACCCCAGCGGCGTATTGGCGGCCTGCCGGATCAGGAATTACATCTATCTGATCGACGCGCAGAAAGTGTATAAGGAGATGCCCGATCTGTTGCGGTTCCTGCCTCAATACATCGCAGCGCATGACGGCAACTCCGAAAGCAAGCTCCATGTCGAGCCGAAAGCCAACGGCGAGAGCGTGGTACAGATGCTTCAAGAAATTTCGACCCTCAATGTCAAGCGGACGCCCACGCCGACCGATGACAAGGAGGTGCGATTGCGGGCCGTTTCGCCGCGCGTAGAGTGCGGACGGGTGTTCATCGTCGAGGGATCATGGAACGATGATTTTCTCGATGAAGTATGCGGATTTCCGAGCCAGCCGCACGATGAGTTCGTCGATATTCTCGGATATGCAATCAACGACCTCTACGAGGAAGATGACGACATAGACTACGACACACTAAACAAGTCGATTTTAGGCATGTAAACCAATATTGTAACGATATGATGCTATTTGATTTATTCCGCAATTATCTCAATGCTCTTGTAGGACGCAATCAGGAGTTCGAGAAACTTTTGGCCGCCAAAGACATTTCGGCGGTCAAAGAGCACATGAGCAACCGTATGGATATGGCTATTGCGGCACTCCAAGAGTACGATGTAGCCTCTCACGAGATCATGAAACGCGAGGACAAGATCATCACCGACAAAAAGGGGAATTTCATTCGCTTTGAGCCGGTATGGAAACTCCCGATTCCGTATCAGGTCTATATCAACGAAATCGCCCTCGTATTCCTCTATGGTCGTCCCGTGAAATGGTCGCAGCAGTCGCAAGGAACGGACAAGGCATTTCAAAAATTCCAAGAAATACTCGAACACACGCATTTCGATAGCAAACTCCGCCAATGCAAGCGTATTGCTGGTTCGGAAACCGAAAGCGCAATGCTGTTTCGTGTTTTCCGCGATACCAACGATGAACCGGACGTGCAGATACGAGTGCTTGCCAAGAGCAAAGGCGATGAGATATACACGCGCTGGGATCAGTACGAAAATCTGATTTCCGTAGCATGGGGCTACTATGTGCGGGAGCAGGAAAATAGCATCGTCTATCATTTCGACATCTATACTCCGAACGTCATCTATCGTTGCACCCGAAAGAGTATCGGGTGGGAAGTCATCGAAGAGACGAATTTCATCGGTAAAATTCCTATCATCCTCTTCCAGCAGGACAAGGAATGGAGAGGCGTTGAACCGCTCATCCACCGCGAGGAATTGATCGCCTCCCGTACCGCTGACACCAACGACTATTTCGCCGATCCTATCGCCATCATGGCCGCCGACCTTATCAAGAACCTGCCGGAAAAGAAAGAGGCGGCAAAGCTGCTCATCACCAATGATGCCGAGGGAGTGGATAAAGCCGCCAAGTATCTGACTTGGGATAGTGCTCCGCAGTCGAAGAAAGACGAAATCGAATGGTTGCAAGACCAAATCCTGAATAAGACGTTCACGCCGAAAATCTCCCTCGATACGCTTAAATCGCTGGGAAATTTGTCGGCCAAAGCCATGCGAACGGTAATGATGCTCGCGGAAATCAAAGCCGCCAAACACAAGGAGGTGCATGACGAGTTGATGGATCGCACGGCATCGCTTATCACGGCCATCATCGGGAATGTCCTCGATGCGCATCTCAAATCAGAATGCGACAACCTGAAAATCGGGCACGAGTTCCAAGAACCGTTCGGGGATGATATTGCCGAAGCTCTCGAAAATATCATCAAGAGCCTCGACGGAGGTATTATGTCCACCGAAAGCGGCGTCGAACTGAATCCGCTCGTCAAAGACAAGAAGCTCGAAATGGAGCGGTTAAAATCCGAAGAGGAAGAGCGGGCGCAGAAGCAGCAGTCGATCTTCGGCGACATCGAAGGTGGCGGGCCTCAATCCGCCACGGACGGTTCGGATGATGATTCCGACGAGGCTGAATCCGGAGAAGATGATGATCCGAAGAAAAAGCAGCAGAAGTAAGTAACCGATGGCAAAAAAAGCATATTCGCCCAACCCGAAAGCGGAAACCATCAAGCGCATCCAGCGCACGGAAGCCTATGCAGAAAAAGTGAGGCAGTTGTTCGCCGCAACGGTGAATGAAATCCTTGCTCTGAATAAATCCGTGCCGACGCTTGATAATGGGGTTATGTATTCGTTTGACGGAGATAGTACGCGGATGCAGAAGAAAGTCGAGGCATTGCTCCGACAACTGCATTCAACAACTACGACGGCAATCGAAAAGGGGATCACGCTCGAATGGGACAAGGCCAACGACGCATGTGATAAACTCGTTTCCTCGTGTTTTGGGAAAGAGGTATTATCCAGTCCGGAGTTCAGCGCGTGGAACAACCGCAATACGGCGGCGATGAATGCTTTTATCAATCGAACCGAAAACGGTCTCGATCTATCAAAACGGATATGGCAGTCGGTTCAACAACTCCGCGATGAAATGGAAATCGCCATGACCGTTGCAATCGGCGAGGGCGATTCAGCACAATCCATATCACGCAAAGTCCGGCAATACCTGAACGACCCCGACCTGATGTTCCGCCGTTTCCGCTTCAAAAAAGGGGAAGATGCGCAAGGCAACCCCATATACGGGCGGAAGTGGAAAAAGCGCATCAAGGACGAGAAAACGGGCAAATACCGATGGATCGACTACGACCGCAGCGACTACAAAACCGGATCAGGCGTTTACAAATCCTCGGCCAAGAATGCCATGCGCGTTGCGAGATCAGAAACGAACATCGCCTACCGCCGCGCCGACCATGAGCGGTGGCAGCAGATGGATTTCGTCCTCGGACAGCGCATCCAGCTATCGAAGAACCACCCCCGACCGGATATTTGCGATAAACTTCAAGGCGACTACCCAAAGGATTTCGTATTCGATGGATGGCACGCCCAATGTTTCTGTTTCGCAACGCCTATTTTGATAGATGAGGACGAGATGGCGAAAGTTACGGCGGCTTTTCTCAAAGGCGAGAAATATACTCCGCAGGGCAAGCAGATCACCGAATATCCGGCCAACTTCAAGAATTGGGTGCGGGACAACAAGGAGAATATTCTTGCATCCCGCAGTAGAGGCACAGAACCCTATTTTATTCGGAATAACGCTGCCGTCATCGACGAGATGCTTAACCCGAAGCTGAAAGAGCTTACAATCGCAGAAAAAGCGGCATTACGCCATGAGGCCCGAACGCCCGAACAGGAGGCAGCGATCCGTAATGCGTGGGCCGAACGTCAGAAGAAGCACCAGCAGATCAAGACTGCGGCGAATAACATCGTCAAGGTCGCCGGAGATTACGGCGAGGTCGATTATTCCACCCTGCAAAAGTATATCGACGCGGGCGATCTGTCGGCCATGCAGACCGAGACCAAGAAAGTGGCGCAGGCGATCCTTGCGGCCAAAAAAGCGGAGCAGGCTCTCGCCGATATTATCCCCAATGTTCACTCGTGGCATCAGCAATTCACGATGGCAGAACTTCAAGGGGTATATGATGCCGTCAAATCGAAGATCGAGGGCTGGGCGGATCTATCCCTCGAACAACAGGCGAAAAAGCTGCATTTCGAGGCTTATGACTTCCTCGGCGGCAATATGAAAGGCGTTCAACAGAAGTATGCGACATGGAAGGTCTCGCAGGAAGCGTACATCAAAAAATTGGATGCAGTCAATTACAAGATAGCGATCAAACAGGCAACCGAAGAACTCGACGCCGTTAAACAATGGTCGGCAGAACATCCGAAGAGCCTCAATGTTGCAAAACTCCTCTCCGATGCAGAGCAGGCAGTCAATAGCAATGCCGAATTGTCGATTATCAAGTCCAAGACCGCACTCGCCGTCGCAGAGTATCAAAAACGATTGGCTGAACAGGCCCGGCGCGATGCGAAGAAAGGCGCAACGATGAAAGCCTCTACCCTGCCGAGTATCAGCAAGGAGGAAATAGATAGGCTTCTCGCCTTGTACGAATCAGAGATGGTCGATGATGCAGATAACCGACTGCGTAAATACACGGAGCGGATTTGGGCGACGCTGACAAAGGAGGAGCGGATCATATTGACGAAATATACGCAGACTTACAGCTACCTAAATGAGCCTCTGCGCGGTATGTCGTATTATGGAGCGCGTGCCCGCGAAGAGTTTGATCACGATCTACCGATATTGACGAGAGCGATTGAAAAATTCGCCATGCCTCAAAATACGGTCGTAAGACGAGGCGTAGGCAATTTCACGATTGATTCTCTCGGATATGACCTCGGAAGCCTGAAAAAGGGCGATGTTTTTGTCGATAAAGGATTCCTATCTACCGCCGTGCATCGGCATAAGGGTTTCTCAGAATCGTACAACTTGGTTATCGTAGTCCCCAAAGGGGCCAAAGGCGTATATGCGGAGCCTTTTTCCCACTACACGGATCATCACAAATTCGATTATGACGATGGCGTGGTATGGGACGGAAAATCTGTCGAAACGATCAACTCCGAAATGGAATGGATCGGGCAGCGAGGCAGCCAATTCAAAGTCCTCAAAAAACAGGGAAAGACGATCTATTTGCAGATGATCGGGCAGTTGCAATGATAAAGGGAGCGTTTATTGCGCTCCCTTAACCGTAATACTGCTTATAGAATTTCTTGAACGGTTCGACGCAATCTGCCAACGAGGACATATTGCCTTGTGCATACCGATTGAACAGGAGCGATTTCAGAGTAATCGGCACTCCATCGGCGTTCTCAAAATCCGATAATCCGACCGCGACATACTCATCAAGGAGCGATCCCGCATAATCGCTTGCTTCGCCATGATCCACAACGGCCATAGTATCGTGAATCCATGCCCGCTCGTACATCCAAAGCATCGCCTTGTTTTGGTCTTTACCCTCGTATGGGTTCTTCCGCTCGCCCTTGTAGTAATGGCAAAATTGCAATAAATCAGATTCTTTCATCGGTAGGTTGCATTAAATTTCCGAATGACGTTCTGCATATCTTCCGGCAAATAACTCATCGCGGTCTGAATCATTGCAGGATCAACCACGAAATAAGCCTCTGCAAGCGATCCGACGATGGCTCCGATCGTATCGCTGTCGCCTCCGTAGAGAATGGCCTTGCGGATTGCATCCTCGAAAGATCGGCTCTCTTTGGCGATATGAAAGGCCAGCGGGACGCATCCCTGACAGGTCTCGTCGAATTTGCCGCGAGGCGGGAGATGCCTTTCCCAATCCTCGCCGTAATACCGGGTGGCGACACTCTCGATATTGAGTATTTTAGAATCCTCACAACGGGCATTTTTTAGCCAATATATCAATTCTGCAACAGAAACCGCACCGATTATCCCCTCGATATGATCATGCGATATTCTCGCCGTTTCCGTCGCTTCTCGGATAACATGTGCCATCGAGCGGCAAGCCCACGCGACAGGGCTAACCCGCATCGCCGCGCCATTGCCGAAGCTGTTATACGGTTGCGGATCGGGAGAATTGAGCCACAAAGCGAAAGACGCCCCGTATGCCCCCATCGGATTAGGGTATTTCCTGCACCAGCGCAGGATGCTCGCCCGATAATCCTCTCCCCGCAGGATCGCATCGGCTACCGCCACCGTGCAAATCGTGTCGTCGGTAAAGCTGCACTCCGGAGAGAACAGCGCGAAATTCCCATCCTGCGTATTATGGAACTCGAATCGAGAACCCACTATGTCGCCTATTATTGCACCTATCATATCAGAAATTTTTTGAATCTATAACTTGATCTATATCCAGCACCCCGTCGGCATTCTCTCTCATCGAATGTAGGTAGATATAGCCATTCCGGTAAAATGAGACCTTTTCCAGCTTTTCACGATACATAGCCTCTGCTTTCGCCCTATCGACAAAATACAGATGCGTAATGAGGTCGTATGAATCCGCAACATAGGTCAGTCGATATACCTTGCTATCCATCGCACTCCGATTTTAATGACCGTCCTCTCGTTTTGCGCTGGATTTGCCCGATGCGGATGAGGACTTTCTTGTTCTCGTATTCGCTTCTGCCCCTCGTCGCATTCGTGAGGGATTTGTATGTGATGCCGACCGCCTCCACCGGAACAGCATCGTAAATTGCTTTCAAGGAACCGAAATAAAGATCGGTCTCGCCATCGTGGGGTTCCTTGAACTGCAAATGCACAATCTTCTTTGCTTCCATAATCCATGCTACTTGTGCAAATTTACCGCATTTCCGGCGAACTGACACGTTTTTGTAGGAAAATCAACCGACCTATCAGCCTCGCCGGAGATATGGCGGCAAATCGCTTGTTTTACTTTTTCTTTTTTCGCGGAATTTTTTTCTTTTTCAGAGGATGAATTTACGAGGGTCTTACATGATGGGTGATCCGATGTTTTTGCAGTCGAAAAAACATCCCCTCTATCTAATCTTAATTATCTATATATTCTTATATTCTGTGCAGGGGTCGTTGCACCCCTCGTTGCAGGGGTCATTGCTGTACCCATTGCACCCCGTCGATATATAAGACCGATATTCAGGACAATACCCGCATCAAACATCGTTGCACCCTATTTGTGGATAAAATACTCTATCGCCGAATGCACGAGAATATAATGCGTGGCGGTCTGCCTGCATTGATCCGCCCACGGATTGCGTAGGTTCAAGGCCAGCGCACCATACAGCTCCGGCATTTCCCTTTTGATACAGGACACCAGCCGTTTATAGCTCATCCTCTTTGCGCCTTTCATAAGAGCCTCCCACTTTGAAGATGGGAGGCTCTCGCATGTTGCATCGAGATACATGACTAAATACTGAATTGCTCCGACAAGAACCCGACCATCGCCCTGTTCTGCGGCAAGAGGGCCGGAATATCCATTGCATCGGCTTTATACAACTCCGTTGCGCTGTTGTATAAATCCCATACCGTTACCTTGCCGTTCTGATAGTAGCGGAACATCATATCCTCGGTCAGCCGCGAGATTTGCGCCTGATTGAGCGGATAGGTGCGATTTTCCCTGATCTCGGAGATATGGGTATCGCATTTCACGCGGAGGGCGGTCAGCATCCCGATCAGCGTAAACATCTGCTGTGCGTCGATGGGGATTTGCTTCATCCGCTCGATTTTCTCCCGCTCGGTAACGACGATCCGGCGGGCATCGACGATCCATGACTTCACGATGTCGAGGACTTCGGGGATCGTAACACCATTGCCCCGCCCCTGTCCTTTCTCCGAATAGGTCGAGATATATTGATCCGCGCAGAGCATACATTGATTGTGGCAGATCATCACCATATTTCCGAATCCGACCTGTATGCCTTTCTGATGGAATGCGACGGCAAGATTGGTCGTGTGGTCTGCATCATCGAAATCCGTGATGCGGATGTTGGCGAATACCCTACGGAGGATATGCGCTTCGACGGCCCGCTCTCCGTATTGGGCCTCGACCTGCGGCAAGAGGACGACGCCCGGAGTATTGCGATCTTTGTTCTGCGCTGCGAAAAGGTCGTAAACCTCGATATTGTAATTCTGCTCATTGCACATACCGATAATCTGATTCAGCAGCTCATAGTGATAGATGCCCCGTAGCGGCTTGCCGTAGATGTCGTTCTCCTTGTGGGTTCGCGCCAGTTGATCGAGGGAAAGGGTCTGTACCTTTGCTTTCTCGAAATCGAAAAATTTGTTGTTCAATGTCGTTTCCATAATGCGTTGAATTTTAATTTATAATCGTTCAATCGTTTTTGCCACCTCTTCACCCCAATACCCGACGATGAGGTCGTAGGCATCTTTATCGCCATCCCATGCGATCATGCACTCGTGGTTATTGTATTCGTAGAAATAAACTTCCTGCGGATCGCATTCTTTCGGGATGGCCGCCCGGCTATCGTCGTAGAATTTGAAAAATGCCGTAAGTCCATCCTTTGTACCGAAAGCTCCCGTATCCTTGTCTTGGCAAATTTTATCGCCATCTTTGATGTGTCCGAGTTCTACCAAACGCTTGTATCCCTCGGCGAACTGTCCTCGGCTAAAAGCGAAGAAGACCCCGCATTTATCCGCGTCGGGATGCTCGTTCTTGATCGCCTTGTAGCGGTCGATAGTTTGGGCGTTCAGCATTACAACACCTCCGTCGTAATTACCCCAATCCCGATAGTATCGGAGTTCGCCCCGCGTGGTCTTGACCGTCTTAATATCTTTCTCTTC